GAAAAGAATTTATGAATTTAGGTGTGCTGAAAATCACACCACAGAGAGTTACGTTGATGACAAGGTAAACGCTATTGAGTGTCCTGTTTGTCAACTAATGGCACTTCGTATTATCTCAGCACCTCGCATCGCGCTTGAAGGAATCACTGGTGATTTTCCTACAGCAGCCGATGCTTGGGCTAGAAAACATGAAGAAGCAACAAGAGTCGCTGAAAAACGCAGAGGCTGAGCGTCCAGTGGCATTTTTTATATCCTATAATCACATAGTGACAGGAGTTTTTATATATGGCTAAGTTTGAAGATCCGTTACAACAAAATCTTGATTTTACACCTGATGAGATAGGTGAAGAAACTAAAGAAGAAAAAATAGAAGCACAGGCTCCTGAAGAGCAAAAAGAAGCTGTTCAAGAACAACCTGAATTACCTGAGAAGTATCGAGGTAAGTCTTTAGAAGATATTGTCAAAATGCACCAAGAGTCTGAGAAACTTATAGGAAAGCAAGCCAGAGAAGTTGGTGAGCATCGTAAGTTTTTTGATGAAATGACAAAACGTGAACTTCTTAAAAACAAAGCAACAGACCAGCCTGTAGTTTATGAAGATCCTAACGATACATTTTTTAAAGAACCTACTGTAGCAGTGGATGATCGTATTAATAATCATCCAGCTATCAAAGATGCACAAGAAGCAGCTATGGTAGTGAAAGCTCAGTCTGCTTTACAACAGTTACAACAAAAGTTTCCTGATTTTAAAGATGTTGTTAATGACGGTCAGTTTGTTGACTGGGTGAACAAGTCTTCAATCAGACAAAAACTACATAAACAAGCTAACGAAGGTTATGATTTAGAAGCTGCTTCTGAACTTATTAGCACTTGGAAAGATATTTCAAATGTTAAGAGTAATTTAGAAACACAGCAACAAATTACTCCTGATTCTCAAGAGTCTAGAGTTAAGTCTTTAAAAGCTGCCACTGTTGATACAGGTTCTTCTTCAATGGGTTCTAAGAAAAAATACAGTCGTAAAGCCTTTCAAGAACTACTTATAAGAGATCCACAAAAATACTATGCTAACGCAGATGAAATCCTTCTCGCTTATGAGGAAGGAAGAGTCTATTAAATGAAAAGGAAATAAGAAATGGCACTAGGTACTAATAATGTAACAACCACGACCGCAGCGAAGTTTATCCCTGAAATTTGGAGTGATGAAATTGTTGCAGCTTACAAGGCTAATCTTGTCGCTGCTAACTTGTTCTCCAAGATGTCTTTTAAAGGCAAAAAAGGTGATGTGCTGCACATTCCTAAACCAACTCGTGGTGCAGCGTCTGCAAAGGCAGCATCAACTCAGGTAACGCTTATTGCTGCAACTGAGAACGAGATTCTGGTCAACATCAACAAGCACTACGAGTACTCACGTTTCATTGAGGACATCGTTGAGACACAAGCACTTAGCTCTCTACGTAAGTTCTACACTGATGACGCTGGTTTCGCTATTGCTAAACAAGTTGATACTGACTTGATTCAGCTAGGTCGAACTGCTGGTACAGGTACTGCGTACTCAACAGCAGCCACAACGACTAACGCATTCATCGGTTCTAATGGAACTACCGTCTACAACTCTACCTCTTCTAATGCTGCTGCATTGGCTGATGCTGGTGTAAGACGTTCGATCCAACGGCTTGATGATGCTGACGTACCGATGACAGATCGTTTGTTGATCGTTCCACCTACAACAAGAAATACCTTGATGGGTATTGACAGATTTAGTTCTGAGTCTTTTGTTGGTGAATCTGGTTCAGCTAACACGATCCGTAATGGTCAAATTGGTGATCTATATGGTGTTAAAGCCTATGTGACAACCAATGCTGACTCAGGTGCTGGTAACTCTGGTGCTGACCGTATTTGTCTCATGGCTCACAAAGATGCTTTCTGTCTTGCCGAGCAAATGGGTGTACGTTCACAGACCCAGTACAAGCAAGAGTGGCTTGCAACATTGTTCACGACAGATATGCTTTACGGTGTAGCTGAGTTACGTGACAGTTCTGCTGTTGCTTTAGCTGTTCCTGCTTAATTAAGTAGGTATCTCCCCAGACTCACAAGGTCTGGGGAGTTTTATTATTGTCGTTCATCCATTAAGGACGGAAGTAGGGAAACCGAAGGAACGCATCTTTCTTTAAATAGGAGGGTGTTATGTCTTGGACAGACTACTGCCGTAAGAACGCACTTAATGAATACAAGAAACAACAACTACTTAAACTTCGACAAAGGAAACAGTTATGTGGACTAAACCTGAATACACTGAGATGAGATTTGGTTTTGAAGTCACGATGTACATTGCAACTAAGTAAGGGCGTATAATGGCTATATATAGAGGAGCAGGAGGGTCAGGAGACGCTACCACAGACGCTGCTAATCAAGCCTCTGTAGCCTCTGATAAGGCAGCACAAGCAGCTAGTTCTGCTACTGCAGCTGCTGGTTCAGCTACATCTGCTGCAACGTCAGCATCTGATGCTTCAACATCTGCTATTGCATCTGCAAGTTCTGCTACAAGTGCTACTAATTCTGCAACATCTGCAACTAACTCTGCAACCGCTGCTGCAGCTTCTTATGATTCATTTGATGACAGGTACTTAGGTGCTAAGTCATCTGACCCGTCTACTGATAATGACGGTGACGCGCTAGTTGTTGGTGCATTGTATTTTAATACAACCACTAACATCATGATGACCTACACAGGGTCAGCGTGGCAGTCTATTGCTACAGGCGGTACTGGTTTACTAGCGTCTAACAATTTAAACGATGTTCAAAGTGCAAGCACATCAAGAACTAATCTTGGTGTTGCTATAGGCACTGACGTACAAGCGTTCTCATCTGTTCTTGCAGGTACTACTGCATCTTACACAACCGCTGAAGAAACTAAACTAGCTGGTATTGAAACAGGTGCTACAGCAGATCAAACTGCTGCACAAATTAAAACAGCGTATGAAAGTAATGCAGATACAAACGCATTCACTGACGCAGACCACACAAAGCTAGACGGTATTGCAGCTAATGCTGACGTAACAGGCACAGCTAATGTTACTGCTGCTGGTGCGTTGATGGACAGTGAGGTTACTAACCTAGCACAAGTTAAAGCGTTTAGTTCAGCAGACTATGCTACTGCTGCACAAGGAGCATTAGCAGACAGTGCTACTCAACCAGCTACAACAGTAGCTAAGACATCTTCTACAGGCTCTGCTGTCATGCCATCAGGTACAACAGCACAGAGAAACGGATCACCTAACGCAGGTAACCTACGATTTAATACAACTGATACTTCCTTTGAGGGCTACGATGGTTCTGCATGGGGTGCTATTGGTGGTGGAGGAGGAGCTTCAGGTGGAGGTTCTGATGCTATCTTCTACGAGAACGGACAAACTATTACAACAAGTTACTCAATAACAGCAAGTACTAATGCAATGTCTACAGGACCGCTAACAGTTAATAGTGGTGTTTCAGTAACAGTTCCTAGCGGATCAAGATGGGTGGTGTTATAAATGTCAATTATATTAAACGGATCATCAGGAATACAGTTTCCTAACTTTATAGAGAACGAACAAAGCATAGACGCTGACTACACTGTTGCAGCAACTAAGAACGCTGCAAGCATAGGTGACATAGAGATTAGTAGTGGCGTTACAGTAACTGTGACAAGCGGTGGAAACTGGGTGATCTTATGAGTACGTTAAAGGTTAATAATTTATCTAGTGTAGATGGATCATCTGATATTAATTTAACAACTCCTTTGTCAGGCAGTTTTAGAACTGGTCAAGTTATTGAAGAACTACATTCTATGTGTAACAAAACGTCATTACATGGTAGAGCTACAATAGAAAATGTTACTGCTGCACAGTTGTTAACCACAGCTTATGCGGATGCTACAGGATCAAAAATTCAAAACTATACTCCTCCTGTAGATACAAAAACATTAGTATATGAATACAATCCCTCAATGTACTGGCAAGGTGCTCATGCAATTACTCATTGGAGGCTGTATTTTGCAACAGACGGAGATAGCGGATACACAGAAGTTACAAAAGCAAGACATAACCAATCTGGATATTATCCAGAAGGTACTCCTTTATTTCGGTGGGTTTTTGAATTAGGGGCATCATCGGCAGATACAACTACTGGAGTATTTACAGAAGACAGACCTAATTTATATTTAAAATGGACAGCTAGATCTTACGGTGGTGGTAATCAAAGGGGGCTACATAGTACGACATACTGGGAGGGTGCAGCAGGTGGTCAATTTTCTGTCCCAGCAATATCAATAAAGGCAATAGCATAATGGAAAACTGGGAAGCAAATAGAATTATTGAATATGGCGACACAGGAAAACAATTAGATATGTTGTGGCATGCTATTGATGCAGACGAAGATTTAAAGATTAAATTTGCAGACTTTTACAACCATGTAAAAACTGTTAAGACAGAGAATCCTAAGCCATGAGTACAGTTAAGGTAGACACAATCAAGACCACAGGCAACGTAGAAGTTTATACCTGCAAGGCGTGGGTTAACTTTGATGGTACTACAAATACAGGAGGTAATTGTACAATCAGAGCATCTGGGAATGTAAGTAGCGTAACTGATAACGGAACAGCAAATTACACTATTAATTTTACTAATGCTTTAGCAGATGCAAATTACACTTTAACAAGTATGCAAGGACATGACTCTGCTGACGGTGCTGCAAGAGCAGTTGTGTATGACCAAGACAACACTAAAACAACAACTGCTTTGCAAATTAGAACTGTATATAACTGGAGTAATTATTACGATTCTGGCGAAGTTTATGTAGCAGTCTTTAGGTAAATCAAATGAGTACACTTAAAACAGGAAAAGTAAAGACAACAACAATAGCTGACGAGTTAGACACAGAGTCTACTGCGGTCACTAATGTAATTAACGGATCTGCAAAGGCTTGGGTTAATTGGAATGGGACAGGTACTGTTGCTATACGAGCATCGCATAACGTGACTAGCATCACTGATAACACTACTGGAGACTATACTGTTAACTTTGCTACTGCTTTTGCGGATAGAAATTATGCTATGGCTTCTCATTCTAGTAGAGGATCTGCAGGAGAAATGCCACTTTTGTATAGTAAAGGAACTGATGCTGCAGGATCAATCAACATTAAATGTGGATATACATGGTCTGTTGCTTATATTGATCCAGAAGTAGCGTCTGTTGTATTTTTTAGATAAGGAGCAATGATGGATAAAAGAATTATATATCCCACAGATGACGGAGGAGTTGCAGTCATAGTACCTGCTCCTAATTGTGGATTAACAATAGAACAGATCGCAGAGAAGGATGTACCTACTGGTGTAGCGTATCAG